AGCCGCATCAGATGGTATTGTTGTAAATCCTTCGGGAACTATTTTTTGACCTTGATTAAAACTTGCCAAGTTCTCTGTATATTTATCAATTATTCCTCTGATTTTTTCTAAACTTTTTGCCGCGACTGCTGAGTCGTTTTTGTATGCTTGGTTAATAGCATCATTAACATTTGCTCTTAAATCTATTAATTCTTTGTAAGAGCTTTTATTACCTTTTGCCTGTGCTTCTATAGCATTGTCTATAGCTTTAAATATTCCTCCACCATACGTTTGTACAGCGTCTGCTTCTGCTGTTTTTAATGGTGCTTTCGGTTTTCTTATAAAATCTGCTGCTTTTTTAAGAAGTGAAAGATCAACCTCTAAAGTACCGTTTGGATCAATAGCATCATATAAGTCTTTTTTCTGTTTATTTAAAACAAGTAGTTCGTTTTGTAATTGATCGTCTAAAGTCCTAGATGCAGACTCTTGGCTAGACCTTGTTGAGTTATTGTATTTTGCAATTTGTGAATCAAGTTCACTCTTTGCAACTTCATAATTTTGTTCAGCTTTAAAAACATTAGAATCTGCTGTGCTTACGTTTGTCTGCCTTACTTCTTTTACTGCTGAAGCAGTATCAGCAATGTCACCAGTAGACGAACTTATATTTTTTGTTTCATCACCAATCGCACCAACATTTCTTATCATTCTTTCAACCATTTCTGGTCTGCTTGATATGGCTCTTTCTGTAGCTATACCCATTGCATCCCCACTAGCCACTCCTGTGGTTGGATTATATCCAGGTATCTCACTTCTGTTTACTACATTCTCAAGTTCGGCTGTTGCTTTTTTAGGATCAAGAAAAACATTACCAGGAGTCTGTAACAGCTCTGGTATTTCTCTTTCTATATTTTTTTTAGTTGGTAATTTTGATCCTAAAAATCTAAATGGGGATAGAACCGTATCAACTGCTGGCCCTGCGGCTAAAACTTCACTACCTACTTTTAATCTTTGTGTAAGAGCATCATCAGTTGGTTGGATTGCTGTAGGGCCTCCTATAAGGTTTCCTAATGAAGTTGTTTCACCTGGAACTGAAACAGCAACATCTGAAGCTGCCGATCCTAATAAACCAGATGCGTAATTTACTGCTTTAGGAGCATTAGCAAATTGCGCTGCTTTAAATGCAGCCATTCCAGGAACTGCATATTGTCCTATAGCTCCAACGGTATCTGTTCCATATAAGCCACCCTCTACTGTAGGAATTGTTTTTCTTATCGTGTCTGCTATGTCAGCAGAACCTTCTGCACCAGGCAATCCTGTCTTTGCATATAAATCAAAAGGCAATGAGCCAACGCCTCTTGCAATGCCACTACCAGCCTTCATTAATACTTGTCTTGGAAAACTGGATGTAAAACGGTTATCTGAAAGATTTATAACATTCTGACCTTGGTCATCTTTTTGTATGTTTTGGATTCCTGCAGAAGCTAATGCAACGTCTTTAAAACTTGGCTGTTTATCAACAACCTCTTCAGCAGTAGTATCGCTTACTTGTTGTAAAGATTTTTTTTCATCTGCAAGTATTTTAATTTTTTGTAAATTTTCTTCAGATGGATTGCCATTACCATATAAAAGTACAATAGCTTTATCAATTTTATCTATTTTTGCTTGATTGGCATTTGCCATTTTATAACCCTAAACTATCTAATATGTCATCTGCTGATACTGGTACATTGCTGTACGGACTTTTATACACGCCCAGCGATCCTCTTAATCTTTCAAAACGGTCTGTGTTAGCATCTAAAGGCAAGTTATCAATTTCAAAATCAAGATCGTTGATAGCCTCACCGTACATTCTTTCTGCTACATCTTCTAATACTGCTATCTTACCTTCAGCACCAGCACCACCGCTTACAATGGTTAAGGCATTTTCATAATCTTTATCAGAAAGACCTCTTCCCTCTTGTCCTCTAGATGCTGCAAATAAATATGCCAAATCTCTTATTCTTGATTGAGATATACCTGTGTTTACTGATACTTCTTTTAGCACAGAAGAATAATCTTTTCCATTTCGGGAAACAAAACCTTTTTCTTGCATGGTTTTATAATTATCTCCAGAAAGTATGCTTCCAGTAGCGTCTATGTTTTGTATGACTTTGTCTATAAATTTAATACCACCACCTATTGCAAGAGCAGAATTTGGGTTTTTAGCGAACTGTTCTGACATGTTGCTTAAACTGTCAATTAATTTATTTGTTCCTTTAAATTGACCTTTTAAAGCATTATACGTTGAATCATCCTGTAAACCTTTTCCTCTGTCTGAAGGTGTTGGTAATTTATTTAAAAAATAATTATTTTTATTAAGGTTTTGTATATCTTCTATTGTTGGATTAACAACAGTATTTATTCTTGTTCCGTTTGCGTCTGAAACACTAAAATACTCTAATTTTTCTGGGTTTTCATTTTGCAGAGTTTTTGATCTTATTTGACCTAGTGTTCGATTAGGATCGTTTTCTATCTTATTAATTCTTTGAGAATCTGCTTTGTTTACACTGCCAATAAGCTCACCTGTGGCATCATAAACTCCAAATCTTTCAAAAGTGTTATTAGCACCTGATTGACTGAAAACATTTTTTAAAGCCATGTCTGGAAATGCTAATGCTATTTCTTTTAATGAATCTGGTATAGCGTCTGAATTTTGTACTATATTTTGCAATTTGGCTTGTCTTTCTGCTCTTTCTCTTTGAGCATCAAACCCAGCTTGTCTTTGTGTAAAACCAGCAGTTGCATCTTTGCCTTGTAGTAAGTCACCTAAAGCCATAAACATATTTGCTTTTTTTTGTTTTTTTAATAAATCTTCGTTTGCTGTGTTAGGAACTGGAATAGGCTGTTTTGGTATATTTAATGAACCAATGAGATTGTTTGTGTCTTGTATTTGATTTTCTAGTGCTACTGTTTTATTTAATAAACCAGCATTTTTAAAACCTTGCATTTGATCTGATGTAATTGCACCAGCTTGAGGTTTGTAACCACCTTGTAGCATTAACATATATTTTTGTAGTTCATTCATTATAAAGCTCCTTAACTGCCACCGAGTAAAGACATACCATATAAATTAGCAGCACCACCCAATATGTCACCGAGTCCAGTTTTCTTTCTGCTTGTTGTAGTTTGATTAACTGGTATTCCAGATAACGCACCTGTAAGTGCAGCAAGTCTTTTGTACGGATCGTCTTGCTGTCTTAAGAACTCGTTAAAGTTAAAGTCATTTCCAGCTTGGTTAAGCATTTGTTGTTGATTGCCGATACCAGATAATAAACCAAAGTTTTGGTATTGATCTGCTAATTGATTGCCGAATAGACCAGCCTGGAACTGTCTGTTTTGCATGTCTCTACCAATGTCCTGACTTGCTAAACTAGTTGCTCTGTCAAATCCTTGTAGGTTTAATTTTGATGCAATATCACCAGCTCTATCTGCAAAGTTTCTATTTGTTTCTGATTCAAGTAATGCTGAACGAGAACCACCAAAAGCACCTCTGCCTATTGCTGCATCTTGATCGCTTTGTAATTGTATTTGTCTTGCTCTATCAAGATCACCGAGTGTGTTATCTATTACTTGTTGTCTAAAAGGATTTTGATACGCTTCTAAATCTGCTGATAACAAACTTGGTGCATCTTGTGATGCTAAATTATTTAATTGTTGTCTTGGGTTTAAACCAAAAGATTCATCAAACATGCCTCTTGCTTGGTCTTGGATAAATAGTTGATCTGGTGTAAATCCAGCAACCCCTTCACCTGTGAATGGTGTAAAAGGTGTGTTAAATATTGATTTACCTTTACCGTATAAATCCTCAAACATTGCCATTTGTTTTGGATCAACTGCTGTACTTGAAGTAGTTTTGCCTTTACTCATAATTCTTTTCTAACCATGTATTCTTGTTCAAAGCCAAGAGGTTTAATTTTGCGAAGCCAGCCTTTTCTGCCTCCACCGTAAATTCTTTTGCATCCAAAGTGTTTTGCAAATTGTTCAAAGCTAGGTAACATTTCTTCTAGCTCTCTGTAGTCTCCTCCACAAAACAATAAATTTAAAACTTTAACTTGTGGGAATTCTACAATCTCGGTTATCATCACCGAGTTCTTTCCACCCCAGATGTGAAACACACCTTGTTGGATTTTTTCTTTAATATCACTTAAATTATACATATCTTGATGCTCTAATGCACGTTTAATATGATGCTCTAAACGATCAAACTCTATCTCCCAACGCTTTTTAAACTGTTGCTGTGGCGGAGATTGTTCCGTTGTCTGCGATACTAAGTTTATATTTTGTTCCATTTGGACTCACTAATACGAGTTCAGTAGCATCTACACCACTAACCTCTATTCTTTCACCTTTCTTAAATGCTAACCCGTCTCTGTACTCTATTTCAGAAATCAGATAGTTTTGATAATCTGCATCTAATACTGGCCCTGGTCTTCTTAATGCCTTTCGTGCCATTACCTACGACCTCTTTTTTTAACATCTAGTCGTATATTACCAACTTTAAATAACTGGTCTGTGTCGCCTGTTACTTTCATCTTAACTTGTCTTGCTGTAAATCTTGCGTCTGTGTAGCCATCAGTTTCAAAAGTAAAGCTACCAAAATCTGTCTCTGCACCAAGTGGTGTAAATCTGCCTGTAAAACTTAATACAACTCCAGGTAAAGTGTTTGCTTCTTCGTCTGGAATAATCTGATTGCATTGTACATAGTTATCACCAACGCCTATCTCAATAGGCCCTGACGTTGCGTAGGGTACTGCTGAACCTAAGTTCTCTGAGTTAGTTAATGTTGTGCTGTCGTGTTCGTAAACAAAACCAGCGTTATCACATGCTGTTGGAAAGTCTAATACGCCTTGGTCTAACCAACATCCTCTATCCATTGAGCCAATACTCCATACGTTCTCTATGTAGTTCCAGATAACATATTTGTTTGGTGTTAATTGGTCTGTGCCAACGGGAAAGAAAAACCACATCTCATTAAAGTTAGAGTTGTGACCACCACATGATGTTTTTCTATATGGATTATTTATATTGTTATAAACAAAATCATGCACTTCGCATTTTATTTCTTTAACTGCTCCATCAAATACAAAGAATGAGTTTTCACCCATCCAGCATAAGAATGAATCAGCAGCTATAACTGTTCTCGGACTGATTGCTTTACAGTTAGTACCAGCGTCTTGTATGCCATAGATAAAAGGAGAACCCGTGTAATACAATCTAGCTACGCCAGTATCAGTAAAGATAATAACGTCTGTTTGCCATTTAACTGCACTTAGCACTCTACCACCTGTAGGTATTTGTAAATCACCAGCAGTATTGGTTGATGCTGCAGTCCATGTTGTTAGTGTTTCTCTTGATGACCATTGTATCTTTCTAGGATCGCCACCTGCGCCTAAAGCTACAACATGTCTTTCGTTAGTAACTAATACACCAGCACAGTTAGTTGGCGCACCTGAAACGGGTGTTGCTATTGTGCTAGGCGTGTTTGGATTCCATTGAAATATTCTTCCGTCTGATGGACAACAAAAAAGTAATATCTCGCCAAAGTTGTCAAAAGAAAAAGAGTTAGTGTTAAATAATAAACCAGATTGTGAACGTGCATCACCATAGTCTTCAACGTCATAGTGATATGCACCATATCCTAAAGGATCAAAGGATGCGTCTGTAACAAAACCTGATGGCGTGATGTTATACCAAGTATCATCTATTAAAACATTAATTGTTTTTCTTGTTCCAACTACTAATACTTTTTTACCACCATTGGTTATGTAGGAGAACATACCAGTAGGAGTACCAGTAAGAGCTGATGTGTTGAGTTTTGTCCATCCACCGATTGGTCTTAGATATCCGTTTTCAAAACGTACTAAGTCACCATCTGTCCATCTTCCTTTGTTGGCATAATCAGTACCGTTAGTGACAATGCCAGGTGGAGGAGTCACTTGTATTAATGGCATTTAATTCTCCAATGCTTCTAATCTTGTTGTTAATTCTTGAACTGCTGCGACCAAGAGAGGAACAAGTTTTGCTTGGTCTATGCCCTGCATTTCTTCTCCATCTTTTTCACCCACTACTGCTTCTGGCACTACTTCTTGTACTTCATGTGCAAAGAACCCATCAAGGGTATTATCTGGATTATCTATAAAATTAAATGTGTATGGCTTTAATTGTTTCAATCTATTAATGCCATTTGACATAGGTGCTTCATTTTCTTTTAATCTGTAATCAGATGAAGTGGCATAAGTAGTTACGCTTCCATTGCTGGAATTATTAATTGAACCACATGCATTGCCATCTGTTTTTAAGAAACTAATAAAAGTACCATTAGCTGATGATCTCCAAACAGTTAAGGCTTCTTCTCCTCCAGCAGTTGTTTTAAAAAATGCACAATCTGATGTGGATGTTATATTTAAAACTTCAGAAGATATTTGTTGAGAATTAGCTCCTAGCAACACATCTCCATCACTATTGATAGTCATCCTACCAGTACCACTAGTAATGAAGTTCATTTTATTATCAGTATGACTATAAGTAATACCACCAATGTTAGAGTTACCTGAGTCACCAAATCTAATCATACCAGTATTAGATGCACCAGATAATATTGTCATTCCTGAATTAGCACTACCCTCTATAACTAATTCATCAGCACTAGTTAAAACAGATGAAGCTCCGCTATCACCAGTTTTAATGTGTAAGCCAACTCCTAGGTCTTTGTTTGATAATCCAGATGATGCAAAGTAACTATCTACCGCAACTGTTGGTGTGCCGAACTGTAAAGTTGCGACATTGTTAGTTATGTTTGTAGCAATTAAAGCTGGGCCACTACTACCAGATGTGTTTAACGTGTCGGGTAAAACCAATGTTATGTTTGTATCGTTTAAATCTGCTGGTGCTTTTAGTCCAACCGAGAAACCATTTTCATCTACAAACTTTAATGCGTTTTGTGTTCCATTTCCATTTAAAAACACATCAGCACTTGCTGTTAATGTACCATGTACTTTTAAATTTTTACCAGTTCCTATATGTAGGCCAACACTTGTTCCTGCTCCATTTGCCGAGAAGACTGCATCTACCTGGTCTAGGTCTACGTTAAGTTTAGTACCCCAAGTATTAGTAGAACTCCCTACCTCTGGTTTTCTTAGTTGTAAGTTAGTTGTATAAGTATCAGCCATAATATTTTACTCGCCTATAGTTTTTGTTTCAGTAGTAGGTGTTATCTCTTCAGTAATCTTAGAGTCTAAAGAAGTTTTTAAATTAGCTACTTCCTCTTCACCCATATTACCTTCAACCCAACCAGTAACTATTTCATTAGTTAATTCGTCAAAAGGTTTAAAGTCTGTACCGACATCTTCTAATGATAATGATTGAGTGCCATAAACACTAGCTGTATATGGTACTTCTTGACCATCTACTTCGTGTGTTTCACTGCTTGTTGCGTTAAGTCTCCAGTGGACGTTATAAACTGTGTCTGTGTGATCCTCGTATTCTGGGTACACGTCTACTGTTTTACAGTCCCATTCGTATGTATTTGCCATCTTGTTCTCCTATAAAGTTGTTATTATGAAAGCTAGGAGTTCATTATACCTTACTCCGAGCCTAGTTTGCTCTACTCCGTCATCATCTTCCCAGGTCTGTGATATAAACATACCATAGTCACCTGCATCAAGGCCTTCTGCTGTAAATGCATCTTGTAAGTCTTGGGCTATAACTCCGAAGTGTAATCTAGCATCATCCCCTTTTTCTGCTACTGCATCTTTCCACCTAAATCTTCTTATTAAACCTTTACATGCTGTAGCAACTTTTTGCTCTGCATCTGTTAATGCTTGTATGTCTTGCTTTTCGTTTTCATCAGAAGTTTGTATAGTTCCGTTAGTTGCATAGATGTCATCAAACCTTGCACCTGAGTAACCAAGGTCTATAGCGTTGTCTCTATACGCTCCAGCACCACTACAGGGTGCTATTCTTGCGGTATTTATGTAATCCCAAAAAGCTAGACCGACACTGCTAGTCCCAGTACCATTAGCAATATAAAGCTCCTCTGCGTTATCTTGCGGTTCTTGTATTCCTATAACTCCGCCAACCGCATTATCTTTTCTTAGTTCTAATAAAGTACCATCGCTAGTTTTTCTATTTAAAAGTAATGCTCTAGTTCCATTAGAAGTATGAGCTGCATAGTCACCCTGACCATCAGATAGGAATTGATGCCCTACTGTACCAATATCTGCAGCAGTCTTACCCACCAACAGATTTCCTGATGAATCCAGTCTCATGCGTTCTGATGTAGATTGTTTAAATATAATAGGATGTGTTGCAGATATAGCTGTTAGGGTACAATCCCCATTACTTGAATTATATCCAGCAGTAAAACCTTCTGTAGTTGAACTATCTCTACCAATAGTAATGTAAGAGCTTGTGGCATTAGGTGATGTAAATCTAGCTATTTCGCCACTTGAACCATGACTTACATCAAGTTTTGAATCAGGCGAACTTGTACCGATTCCAACACGTCCTGATGAGTCTATTCTCATGCGTTCAGCGTTGTTAGTACCAAAAAGTATGTTTTCGTTTTCGTGATTCCAAATTAATCCATCTTCACTTGCACTTATACCAACAACTAAACCATCTGCTGCACCTGTGCCTGTTGTTGAATTAGTAAATGCATGATAGTTTGCACCTGAATCAGTCACATGTTGATGTAATCTTTGTCTTATTGTAGCTGTACCAATTCCAACAAGACCTGCGGATGTAACGCTTAACCTGCTTACATCATTGGTTTTATCAAATATTTGGAATACACCATTTGCATTATTTACCGCATAATCTGAGTTGTTATTAGTATCAACAAGATTAAGACTTGGTGTGGTTGCATTAATAGTAAGATCATCATTGATCGTTGTTTCTTCTTCTATTGTTACCAAGCCTTCAGGATTAATGGTTAGTGCTGTATTGGTTGTTTTTAGTCTTAGGGTGCTAGAATCAACCCCTGCTTTAATAGTTAAGTCTTTATTATCTGCTGATGCAATAAGGAAGTTGTCATCAACAGAACTTACATCACCAATAGTATGACTTGCACCAACAGTTATAGTGCCAGTTATTTTAGTGTTACCAAGAACATGGAGCTTTTCACTTGGCGAACTTGTCCCAATTCCAACGTTACCACCATAAGTAAACCTAGCGGTCTCGCTTCCCGCTGTTTCAGACCTAATAATCAAATCATTAGCATCAACGCCAATAGAATGTTGATTACCACCAGAGGCTTGATATATTGTTTTTGATGATAGGTAGAGGTTTTTGAATTTAGCACCAGGGTCTCCTAAAGTCGTAACCCCGTTTTGGCTAGGATATATTTCATCAAATGCATCTGCAAATATAAGGTTTGTGCCAGAGCTGCCCCCCACACCCATCATTAACTTGCCACTTGAAACAGTACCAATACTTCCAACTATTCCACCATCTTTATAGAACCTAAGTATTTCTCCCTCTACACCAGTTTGGTTAAGAATTAAAACTGGGTCAGCATTATCAACACCTTGTTTAGCTATTTGTGTGAACCCATTTGAGCTAACAGAAAAACCACCACCTGATGTATTGTTAAGCAAAGTTGTATCAGTAGTTCCCACTAACAGATTACCTGATGAGTCTATTCTCATGCGTTCTGTATCGTTACCACTAGATACACCAGCAGTATGAAAAGACATATATGTAGTAGCACCTGATGAGCTTCCATATTTGTATCTAATACTTCCCTTTACACCTGAACCTGCTCCTGAACCATCTCCACTATAAAATTCTAAACCAGCTATATCGTGACCAATAGTATGTGACGAACCTGCATTGCTCGTGCCTAATCTTAAGTATGCTGAATTAGCTGTACTTGTCTTACCCTCAATTAAAACTGAAGGAGAACTTGTGCCGATTCCAACTTTTCCTGATGTATCAAAAGTAGCTACATTTGTAGTACCTTTCCTAATATGCATCTTATCGGCATCTGTAGTACCATCCATGTAAAGGTTGTATTTTAAAGCTCCATAAAAATCAAAACCAATAGTTCTCGTGTTACCATCTCCGTCTGCAACAATGTCTCCAGCTACATTTAACTTATAGCTTGGCGAAGTTGTACCTATACCAACTTTGCCATCATAATTTATACGCATACGTTCAGCTAGAGTTGTATTACTACCGCCTGTATTTGTAGAAAATGCTATATCTATATTATTTCCCTGACCTGGAACATCTCTAATGGCATCAATAGAAGCACCAATACTGGAATTTGTATTCCATCTTATTCTACCTAAACTATGCTCATTATTTACATTACCACCTGAACCTGTATTACTAATTGTAATAGCTTCATTTACAGCAGTTCCCCAAGCTGTAGACGTTTTTATTTCAAGTTTGCCATTAGGCGAAGTTGTACCAATTCCAACTGAACCAGTAAAGTTTGCAGTACCGCCTGAAGTTATACTAAATACTTTTGATCCTAAATTACTGGTGCTTGTTGTGCTAGTCCAAAATTGGAAAGCATCTGTTGTTGATACCGTTTCACCTGAACCAAACTTAATGGTTTCGTCTGCTCTGGACATCATTAAGAGTCCATCAAAAATATCAGTACCTAGATAGTGATAGCCAGAACCATCAACATTCCATTTAAAAGCACCACCAGTTGATTGTATGTTTCCAGATGATGTTACGCTAACGACATTATCTACTGCTCTTGCACTAGATATAACGGTATTTGTACCAACTTTAAAGTCACCGCCATCTGTAATTATATTACCCTGAACGGTTATAGCACCGCCAAATGTGGATGTGCCAGAACCAGTGATGTTTATAGCACCGACATTAGCTGTGCCTGAAAGGTTAAGGTCTTTGAAGCGATTACCTGAATTTCCTAAGGAGATAGTTCCGTCTTGCGTAGTATTTCCTGTACCTCGTGGATAAATTAAGTTTGTCGCAAACTGCAACCCTGAAGTTGTATTTAATCCAATATTAAATTGACCACCAGCAGTACCAATACTTCCAACTTGTGTAGTATCTTTATAAAACACAGCAATCTCACCATCACTTGTTTTACGACTAAGGGCTAAAGGACTTCCACCATCTCTAGTAATCTGAACTTTTCCTGCTGTTCCGCCTGAAGCTAACTCAACACCTGCTGTGCTAAAAGAACTGCTAGTCTTACCCACCAACAGATTACCTGATGTATCAAACCTAGCTGACTCTCCAAAACTTGCTTTGTTTCTAAAGACTATTCCTTGTGCTGGTGTTGCACCACCTACAAATAAAGTTGTGCCTGATTGTGAAATACTACCATCATAACCATGTGCTGTATCAGTATCGTTAAAGAATAAGTAAGGTGTAGTAGAACTAATTTTTATACCATTATTAGCTGATGCTGATACTTCTAATGTATTACTTGGCGAATCAGTTCCTATGCCAACTGAGCCATCTGCTGATATTCTTAAACTTTCTTGTAAAGCACCTGTAGTACCAGTTGATGGATGTGTAAAAAATGCTAGTCCGTTTTTATCTGCATCAGCACCTTCTTGTACAGCTGCAATACCTGCAACCCTAGAACTGTTAGCAACAGTTCTTGAGAAACTTATACCTGCTGTATATTCTCCATCTGCAACAGTACCATTGGTTTGTATATATAATCCATCACCTGAAAAATCATTGTGGGTTGTGCTAAAGTTTCCGCTTACATAGCTTTCTAGCTTAGCGTTTGGCGAAGTTGTACCTAGTCCCAATCTCTCAGCACTAGCATCCCAAAATAAACCTTGAGTTGAGCCTGTGTCGTCATAGAATGAGATGTCTCCGTTGTTGGCTATTCTTAGACGTTTCCTATCAGATGTTTGTAAATCAAGAGGTAAATAACTACCGCTTGAGCCGTAAGATGTGCCTAAAGTGGCAGAAGAACCTGTGTTACCTATGTAAGTAAAGGAATCTGTAGATGATGCTCTAGAGACAATTCCATAGTTTCCTGTCTCAGTTTGTGCTGACCACAACGCTCCTGCCGTTGCAGGTACGCCAGCAGGACGAGCCGTTAAATTTACAAACGCAGTCCCCGCTGAAACAAGCCCATCACTTGTAACTGTTCCTGTTACGTCTATAGCACCTGAATTGATAGTGCCAACAGTTATATTTGGAGTACCTGATAAGCCTATAGCAGTTATACCTAATGCATTTATTTCAGCTTGAGTTTGATCTGTGGTTGCACCTGCTTCTATACCATCTAGCTTAGTTCCATCAGTTGCTATGTCTCTACCATCAACCGTGCCTGTAACGCCTATGTTTCCCGACACATTTATCCCAGAGCTAGTAGTTGCGATTTTAGCTGAACCATTGTTGTATAGGGTTACTGCACCGCCATTGATAGCTTGTAAATAATTTTGTGTGCCATTTGGAATCTGCATTTCAATATTGGCTGCTTGGATTTTTAAGTTACCTGTGCCTGTTTCTTTTATGACACTATCGTTGTTTCCAGAGTGGTAAATCTGTAAATCTGCATCAGCACCAAACTCTACTTTTTGACTGTCTGGAATTCTTATAGTGTGTGAAAAATCAAAATTATCAAAATTAGTATTCCAAAGAATAGTTGCATCATTACCTGCACTTACAGCATCTTGAATGGTAATACCTGCACCATTAGCTGAAGCAGATGAATCACCTGTTGAATAGTTAAGGGTAATGTTTTTGTCTTTTACGTTTAGATCATCTGTGTTTACAGTTGTAGTAGTTCCTTGAACTGTTAGATCCCCAGTAACAACCAGGTTGGCCATTTGTGAATTACCAGTAGAGGTAATTGCACCAGAGCTGATAGTACCTAAAGTGACATCATCACTATTTTCTATTTTTGTGCCTAGTTGTGTTTGTATGCTACCTGTTACACCGTCTACATAATTTAATTCAGTAGCAGTTGCGGTAATTGCTGTACCGCCTAAAGAAAATGTACCAGTAACATTTAGCGTTCCACCAACTGCTAAAGTTTTTCCTGATCCAACATTAAGGCCAATGCTACTACCAGTACCATCTGCTTTGAAGATTGCATCAAGAGAATCTAAGTCAGCATTAAGCGAAATACCCCAGGTATCTTCTGCTGCACCTGGTTCTGGTTTTGTTAAGTTTAGATTGGTTGTATATGTATCTGCCATTTAAGCTGCCTCTTGTTTGTCAAGTGTTTCCCAGTTCGTAGATGGATTGGTTGCGTCTGTCCAAGTATTGCTAGGAGCTGTATTTTCTGTCCATGTTGCTGATGATACAACTATCTCTTGCCAATTCTCACTACCAACAACTTGGTCTGTCCAGTCTTCGCCTGGAACTATTATGTCTTCCCATTTTAAACCACCGACTGCATTAAAGCCACTTGTTTGGTTGATGGTGGCTTCCATCTTCTTAAATACTTCAGACTGTGCAGATACGTTAGATACTGCTGCGATAGTAACTTTACCCAGGTCTGTGTCTTTTGCTATCGCTATAACATTAGATGTTGCAGCTATAGTTGCAGTTGCTTGATCTATCTGTGTTCCAAGAGCATCAAAGTCTGATACAGCCTGGATAGTTGCTTGTAGCTGTTCAGCATCTTTACCAATAGCTATAACATTTGATACTGCTGATATGGTTGCAATACCACCAACCTTTATACTACCAATACTTGTAAAGTTAGTAATTGATTGTATGGTTGCAGACTGTTGGAATTGTATTCTGCCAAATCCTGTTGCGTTAGAATTTGCCTGTATGGTTGCTACACCTGATACAGTATTTCTAGCAGTTGCGCCAGATGTTGCGGATAAGGTTGCTTCAGCTTGAAAAGCTAAATCGTTATATTTTGACCTGGAATAATAGCCTTTGTTATAGCCTATGCTGGCCATGACTTTAAGCTAATGTTACGTCTAAATCACCAGTATTGAACCTGAAAACATCTCCAGTTTCTACTGTTTTTGATGCATCTAAGTTTGCATAAGCTAATAAGTTTCCAGATGATGATGCGTCTAAAATACCAACCGCTACTATAGTTCCTAGGTCTGCTGTAGCAGTAGGATATTCAATAGCTGATGGGTTGGTTGCTGTGGTTGGGTTTGTTCCAGAAACATTAAATGTGCTAGATCGTCTTACATAGCCACCGCCAGATACTTCAGTTCCACCACCTGTATCAGTTGGTGCTACTGTGTATAAAGCAACATATAATGTTGTGGGCGCTGTATAAGCATTGCCACCAAAGACATGCTCTAAAACTTTGTCTTCTAAATAATCACTAAATCCTGCCATCTTATTCTCCTTTAATTACCGTAGTAGTAATTTCTTTTTTGTTTTGTTCCGTAAGTCTTTCTTCTCATCATTAGAGAACCTTTACCAAATGCAGATTTCTCTTGAGCAAGTCTCATTTCTTCTAATGCTTTCTCAAACTGTTGTGTAAACATTGCTATTCTGTCGTCTTCCATCAAGTAGATAGAAGCGTGTTTCAATGCACCATATAAGTAAACATCTGGGTTTGATACTGATACAAAGTTAGTTGTATTGGTATCACTCAGTGCATTTATTTTACCATAATAAGTTAGCTGTAGGGTGTAAGGAACGTCAGGAGTTGGTGCTAATTCCATAGTGCCATCAACCATTGCATAATATACTGGTTGACCTGTTGAATTGTTATTTGCTTTTCTATAAACATCTAAAGATTCTATAGACTGTTGAAATAACGGACTAAAATCATTTGATGTTATTTCTACATTGATGGCTTCTAGCCAATCATTTGGTACTGATAGGTATTGAGCATCTGCTACTGCGGTAGCTCTTACAATCATATCTTTTGTTCTTAACTTTCTGTTAAGTTCAGCCTCTACATTATCAATAAATGTATCTATGGTAGATGTTAAATCTGATCTGTTTAGATAACCAGCTATGGCTGTTTTTAATTCTGCATATGTCATACTTTACCTTGCCAAGTTCTAAAGACGTTATTGTCTGGATTGTTTAGCCATTGTTTCCACTTTGCGGAATCCTGTGACCAACCTTCTCGTAATGCTTTTTGCCAAATTACCATGGGTACTTCAGCTATGTGTCGCATATCTTTTCCAGGCTTAAGTGTATTGTCTCTTAGTTTCTTAACGTGGTCAATGACAGGAGCAACATCTTGAGTTGTGTGATAGACAAACTTGTCATCCTCTGTAATGAACTCTGATTTGTAACCAGTTTTGTGGTCGGTGATTGTACGTTTTTGTGACATATTTAATAAAGGGTGGGAAGGCCGAAGCCTTCCCTGAGTTTAACTAACTTATGAAGTTGTTAAGTCTGCGACTATACCGTGAGCAGCTTCGTTGCTCATTTCTAATCCATACTCACATAAAATCATCTTAGTTTGTGCATCTCCAACTGTTGAGATATCAACTGTTTTAAAGTCTCTTAAGTAAGATACTTTAGCGAAGTCTGGATCAACTAATAGAAGTGATCTTTCTCTACTGAAGTTAGATGGTACTATTTTTAGCTCACCAAAGTCTGATGCATAAATAGAAACAGAAGCCTCTACTGTGTTTGCATCAATCATTTGTCTTGCTGAAGCTCTACCTGTGAAACCAGATATTTTTTGCTTGTTAACTGGGCCACAGATTGCCATTGAAGGCTCTCCACCATTAGCAAAACAGTCTTGTAATACAGACTTTAATAATGCTTCTGTTAAAGCTCTTTGTGTTCCATCAGTTGGAGCAGCTCCACCACCAGCACCGCCGCCGCCAGTTCCTCTTGATACGTTTGATGTAATCCAAGATTCAAAACCACCAGTTACTCTTGCTGTTGTAGCATTACCAGTTGTTTTAGCGCCTTTTTGACAAAGTGCTGTTTCCATATCTCTTTTAAGAGCTTTAGACATGATCGCTAGTTGGTGAGCCATTTCTGACTTCTTACCAGCAGGATCAGATGCTTGCTGTGAACCAGTCACAGTTGCGTCTCTTGATGAGATTTGAGCAACGTTACTAACTCTTGCAGTAGCTGTAGAAGCTGATCTTGAAAGTTCAAAACCCTCTAGCTGTCCAGCACCACTTGGAGTTGGTAAGTTTTCTGTTTGCCAATCAAAAACCACGTTGTTGATTGAGTTTTTTCCTATAGCACTCAAGAACGGAGTTGTTTGAGGACTGATGTTATAGATAACATTACTTAGCTGTTCTCTATCTGAAGTCGCTGAGTAAGTATCAAATGCGTTTGTTACTTTAGCCATGATATTTTCCTATGTTTAAAAGTTTATATAATTTGTTCAAATAATTTAGCCGCATCCTGAACTTTGCCAGTTTTAGCTAATTTTTGATGCGCTCTTTTCGCTGGTGTTGAACTTTTAGGTACATTTGAAGTGCCAGGTCGGGCGGTTCGAGCTGCCGCTTTCTTTTCAGTTGGCTTCACTTTAGTAGCTTGTTGTGTCTTATGTTGTAACCATGCGTTTCTTAAACCAAGTAAAATTCGGTAGTCGTAAACGCTGTCCATCTCTTGAGATGAATAGCCTAAAACATTAACACCATAATCCCGAATAGCATTTTTTTCTTTAACTGCTATTTCGTTGTCTTGCCATTCTGGAATTTGTGTTAGCAATTGTTCATTACCGTACTTGACGAACTTTTCAAGTTCCTCTTGTTGCTTTGCAGCTTGTTCCTGTTGGAGTCTAGTTGCTTCAGCTTCTGCGGCTTGTAACCTTTGCTTCTTCTCATTCCATAAGTCTTTTTCACGGACATAGGCAATAGGATCAGTATCATAAAGTGCATTCCAATCTGGCTCGTTTTCTAACTCACCTTTCAAAGTCGCTTCCAGTTTTGGTAACAACTGCGAATAAATTGCATCTTTTTGAGAAACCTCTTTTTGTTGAGCTTCAATAGCTTTACGCTGTTCAGCTAACTCTTGAGTTTTTCTCGTATAATCTCTTTGGCGACTGTATCCACTTTGGAGTTCTTCAAGCGTGACCTGGGTATCTTCACCATCTACTTTAATAGTATATAGCTGTGGTTGCTCGGACTCCTCTACTTCAACTTGATCTTCTTGAGGTTCGTCTTCATCTTCTTCAAAGTCGTCTTCCAGGTCTTCGTCTTCTTCAATGATTTCATCATCTTCAATGACTTCGTCTTCGTTGACTAATTCTTCTGATGGTTGTTCTAGTTCGTTTTCTGGTTGTTCCGATGGAGTCAAAAAACTTTTGAAAGATTGTTCTGTCTGTTCTAAATTTGTTTGTAAACCAATCGGCTTTGCGTTGTTGGTCATATTCATTCCTTAAAAATGTAAAGTAGTATTTTAACAATACTAAATTAAATTTTACACAAC